TTAGCTTCACAGAAAGTAGCCCACTCAAAAGTAGAGTTAACTGAGCCTGTCTGTTCAGCAATTAGCTTATCTCGTAAGGACTTATGAAGATCCATACCTACCCATTTAACACCAGTAGCTATAGCTAGCGCTGCTGAGTCTAGTGGCTTCTCTGCTACTAAGCCAGCAGAAGATCTAGCTGAGATCTGGCTAAGGCCTAGTGCATCAGCAGAAGTTCCTGTAGCAAAACCTACTGTAGATGATAAACCTGTAGAGTCAGATGTAATTACGAATTGATAGCCATTATGGCTAACTGTACTATTTTCTGCACCAGTTGCTTCTGCATCAAGAGCTACCTGAATAGTAGCTGCAACATCATCAAAGCTTAAACTAGCTGAGAAGTCTAGACCAACTAAGGTAGCAGCAAAGCCATCTACTAAGAAGTCTAGTGTACCTGTTGTAATAGTCTTAAGTTCAGCTAATGTGTCTGAACCACCACCAAGCAAGGAGCCTGATTGTGCTGTGTCATAACTCATAATGACCAAGAAGTCTTTAGGAGTAGGAGTCTGTCCATAGAAAGCAGAAGCAGCTTTGTATACTTCTGAGGTTGTCGGCCAGTCACCAGCTACACTAGTTATACCTGTGTATGCTCTAGTACGTTCTGTAGCTGTAATCTCTTTACCAGCAATAGCTGAATCAGAGCTAAGAGTTAGGAAGCCCAAGATTCCAAAGTTACCACCACCAACACCAGTGGGAGATACTGAGATACTTACATTTGCAAACTCAGTAATTTCAATTGCCATGATATATCCTTAATTATTTATATCTATATTTACTAGGTAGGCATCAACACCTACCTCATGAAACTCACCAGAAATAGTGAGTTGTGTTATGTTATCTACAGTCTCTTCATAAGTTCTAGTAACATAAAGTTCTACTGCAAAGCCTTGCCTAGGTTCCCAATCCCTTTCGAGTTTAGCATCTTCTAGGCTAACAGGTTGACAACTTACAAAACCATATCCAGTAGCAATCATAGCTGCCTTCATAGCTTCGGAAGTCCAACCATGCATAATCCTAATAGATGCCATGCCATCTGTTTCTACTATGCCTATGCGCATACGAATACGTGCTAAGCTTGAGTAGGTATAAACAGTTTCTGTATCGGTTTGACTTTTAATACGTTGTGCAGGAATGCATTCTTGGTACTCCTCCAGCATAGATATGTGAGCAAACTCTTTAGCAGGTCTTTTACCACCCTCTCTGGCTGGATAGGAAAACTTAGGTTTGCCCGTCATAAGATCAACAAAGGTCTGTACAACTTTTATATCTGACCTCATTCAGGACTCCAAGTTTTTGACTTTTCTATTAAGTAGCTGTGGAAGCCATAGACAGACTCATCAGAGGTTTGTAGTATGTTATAAAACACACCCTTAACTCCAACCTTATCCCCTATAGCTAACCTGTATTTATCTTTTACATACAAGCTTCTATACAGCGATGTACGAATACCTCCTACTTCATTATGTATAGCTTCACCTTCCTCAAACTGAGAGAATTTGTTGCCAGCCTTAATGACTCCAAAGATATTCCTTCTAGCTGCATTTCCTTCAACCCAGTCATTATTCTCGTCATAACTTCCTGTAGATACAGTATAATGTTGTATACGAGTTAACATCTTAGAATTGAAAGCCCTTTGCATTTGCATAGCCATAAATTATACCGCCAGTATTAGTGGGATAACACGTCGTCTATAATTCACATACCTTTTACCATATGAGGTAGAGTATAGATCATCAGCAGTAGGACTTACCGCTGACACAGCTTGCTCAATAATTACATCATCTACTTCTTGTTTCTTAATTGGTGCTAGTATTCCACTATCACCTGATTCAGTGGATAACCCTACTGTAAGCAAATGAGCTGCATAGTAGGAATGAGCTACATCATAGAAGTTCATCCACTTAGGTTTATCAGCCATCAACAATTCAGCATCATCTAAAAAGAGTTGTACCCTGTCATTATCCTCTTCACAGAATTCTGGGAATCTACTTTGGAATTGGGATACGTCTGCCATAGTTAGTCAGCCTCTACAGACTCAGTAGCCGCACTATCCTGTCTAGACTTTAGTGCTGCCATTTGAGCTCTTAGATCAGCTTCTAGTTCCTTGTCAGCTTTGGCCTGATCATCAGCAGATAGCTTAGGAGATTCAGTCAAGGTTAGGCTACCGTTCTTTAGATGTACTGCCGCAGCTTTCTCAAACTGTACCCACTCATTGTCTGGTAGCTCAATAGTTGAACCAGCTATGATGCGTAATATGTTAGGTAATGAACTTCCAACTAACAAAGCTGCATTGCTTTTAGCATCCTTAGCCACTACTTTGTGTGCAGCAATTAGTTTAGTATTGAACTTTAGGTTTGACGTAATTTTCATTGTTGGTACTCTCTATGTGATTTAAAAGGTATTTTAGATTCTCATCTACTCTAATGATGGTTTCATAGTTCTGGTAAACCTTTTCAGCTACCTTCTCATCCATCCTTTGCTTCTCGTTATTTATGGCCACTGCCATCCTCACTTCGTTCAAGCCCACATATAATACCATAGTAAATACACATAGGCTTGCTACGACACCTTGAAGAGGTTTGGCCATGACAAGCTTTATCAAGTCTATCATGGCTTAGCCTTAAAGGTTAGATGCCGCAGTAGTGTGAGATAGCCGCAGGTCGAATAGTTTCTACACCAGCAAATCTACCATAACAGTTAATCTCAAACTCAAGACCTTTAAGCTGAACAGGCAAGTGAACAAGAGGGAAAGGCTCACGCGCTCTCATGTTATCCTCAGACATAGCTACAACTGTAAAGCCATTAGAACGACCAGCAGTACGACCATCAATAGTATCAGTAATAGTACCACCACCGCCAGTTCCAGTATCAGGATAGATACCTTTAACTTCATTTACATCTTTGATCTGATCAGCAGATGAGATGAAGTCATTGTTTTGCAAGAACCAATTCATGATAGATACATCAGATTGCAATGAACGTGGTGTGTTCATAAGCAACTGCTTATCAGCTACAGACAAGATAATCATGTTAGGACGGAAGACCTGTAAAGTACCTTCGTACATATCTACTAATGCAGTAGTTAAGTCTGCAACGATATCATCAGGAGTCTTATCACCTGAACGCCACTGTGTAGCATTAGAACCTAAAGAGCCACCAGCAACAGTACTACGCTCTGCACTCAATGCAGGAGCATTAGCTGGACCATTAAAGAATCCATGTAGGTTATCTTCAGCACTACCAAAGAAGATAATTTGGTTTACCTTCTCTTCATAAGATTTACGAGAAGCTTCAGCCTTCTTTGCTTCAAGAGGCATACCAGTAACTTTAGCAGAAGCAAGCTCCTGACGAGAGAATCCAAATGCATTACCTAAAGTACGCACAGAGATTGAATACTCACGACCATTGATATCACCACGAGGCAAGTCAGTAGCCTTACCTGAGATAATAGCAGTCTCGCCACGCTTATCATAAGAGCGGTAAGTGATTACATTAATCCCTTCACCACCTTCAGTATTTAGCGCGAACAATGAACGGCCTTTAAGCTCTGGGTATAGTACATCATAAGACTGAGCTTGGATGTATTCTAACTGACGCTGAAAGAAGATACCTTCATCATCGTTTAATAGAGCACCTTGGTTGATTAACAACTCTACAGCATCACTAATAACGAACTCAATCATCTCTTGATCTACTAGAAGTTCACGTGTAGTTTCATCAATTGCAAAAGCTTGTACTTTCTTAGACATTATTTATTCCTTGTTTAAACATATGTTTTAAAGGCCAATTACTTGGCCAGACTAACTAGGGTTTCTTAAGCTACGATATCAATTCGTACTTTGATAACATCACCAGCAATACCATCCTCTTCTGAGAAAATGTTAAGTGCAACAGACTCACCAGCTACAGTGCCAGCAGCTACAGCTCCACCTACAAATTCACCAGTAGCTTCTTCAATAACTAAAGCTTCACCAATAGTTACAGCATGATCACGTAGTTTAATATATAAGAAGCCTTGACGGATTAGCGACACAGACTCAGTAATATTATAGCCGAAATCAGTACCATCAGTAGGACGTGTACCAGCTTCATGATTATACTCACGTTGTGAGATGGCATGTACATTGGTTGTGCTAGATGTTGAAATCTCAGCAGAACCTAATGCGATACCACGAGCGATAGAAGTATCACGCTTCATAGCCTTACCAAAGCCAGCATTAGCTGAAGTTAGCTTGCCAGTTTGAATTACTCGTGGGCCAGAATCAACTAAGTCACCAGCGTAACCATTTTGGGTATATAGAGCAAAAACTTGATCAGTCATTTATTTCTTCCTTAAGGATATTAATTACTTGCCAGAGTTACGGGCAATCATTTTACTACGGGCATCTGCTACAATATCTTTAGGCTTAGTAGTTACCTTAGAGGCATCAGCTAAGTCTTGACTTTTGAGTAGTTTACCCATTGGAGTTTCGCCTTTAGAGGCATCTACCAAGATCTCAAACATTGCAGCAACAAAAGCTTCACTCTTGTCTGTCAAGTCTTTATCTGGCATCTGGTCTTCCACAACCATACGATAGATTTCTTGAACTGATTTTGAGCCTAGGTCCCTCATATCAGAAATCAATCTAGCGTTTTCTATAGCAGCACAACGCTCTACTACACCTTCTTCAGCAGCAGCCTTAGCATCAGCAAGATCTACTTTAAGCTTCTCAGTTACTAAGATCATTCCCTCAGCAGCAAGCTTTAAGTCTACTACTAACTTCTTCTGAACTTCAAGCTCATCAGTTAGTAATGTCATAGCTTCGTCTGCTAAGTCTTTCTTACTATTTTCTACTTCTAAAGCCTCGTCAGAGATTCTACAACTAGATCCAGCACGACCTTTATCTACAATAGCAATATGATTAGCTCGAATATTACGTTGATACAACTTACCATCAACAGTTTCAATGTCACATGTATAGCCAGCAGATAACTCTTGCGTACCAGTCTCTATAGCATCAATAGCTTCTTGAGCTGTTAATACTAAAGTACCACCTAAAGTATCCTCATCACGCGCAGGCATACCTTCAAGCATACCAACTTGTAACTCTTTAGAGTTTTCTGAGGTTACTTTCATAGGTGTACCATCAGCATCTTTAGGATGTCCAATGGTAACAGGTGCAGACTTAAATGTAGCCATAGCAGCTTCATCAAACACATCTGCTTCATCACGCCATACTGTTACTACTTCTTTAGCATCACGATCTACTAAACCTAGCTGTCCAGCAGTATACTGTTGCGAACCAGTTCGTGCAAAGGCACAAGGCACATGCATCTGACCAGCATCAGTTAGTGTACGTTTGGTTGGCACATTGATACGATCATTTAATGATACACCTACTGAGGCTTCATCAACCAGAAATGTTTCTGGATTTTCATCACTTGGTAGCACTAGGCGTACCTCCTTGGGTTTGTTTAACTTTGTTTGGATTAAGACCTACTTTGGCATCATTAGTAATAGAGCCATACTTCTGTAGTTGCTTTAACCCAGTCTCTTCGTCTATTACACCAGTTTCAACTAAGCGACATATGAACTCACCATAATCCTTTTCACGTATAGCCTTCTGTGCAGCAGATTCAGGAAAGATACAATTCCAATCATACTTAAACTCTTCCTCTTCTAGTTCATAGTGTGCAGCCAGTAACTTGTCTACAACCTTAAGTCTAGGATCAAAGATGTCTTTATGAAGTCCTTGCAGAGTTTCTATGTAGTTGACTAAATCAGATTCACCAGTGGCATTCATTCCATCTGGGGAAGCACTAAGGAAGCGTGTAGCTGGTATGCTTACACTAGCAGCTACCATCTTTAAGTATTCCCAGATTAAGTCTTTAACTCCTGAGAGCTGTACTTTCTTCTGGTCATATTCCTCAGTACTGTCTAGTATAGATACACTGAAGACTGACTTAATACTCTTCCAATCAGAAAATCTCTGAATCATGGCAGAGGTACCTTGGTCTGTCTCTAGTATGTTTGCTAAACCTTCTACCTTAATTATATCAGTATTAGCTTCCTGTACCATCTGAGCCGCAGCAAAGCTAGTAGTATGAAAGTTATCAATCTGTTGCATTAAAGGTATTAGTACACTATCACTATACCAAAGATTTCTCTGTCTCTCATACACAGGCAACTCAGTGCCTTCAAATCGTATTAGTCTATCCTTGTGTATGGGCTGTGGATTATTAACAAATTGGTACATATCAGGCATACCAAAGTTAACACTCATAGGTTTGTTATCTAAATCACCTATGGTAACTATCCTTGTCCTATCTACTACATGCATAGATCTCAAGCAACCTGGCTTTAGATTTTTCCAGTTAACTGGCTTATCTGTAGCACGACCATCATCGATATCTAGTACAACAAAGCTTGTTCCATATAGCCTTGCCCATTTGTATGCTTCCTTAAAGATCCTGTCAACTTCAAATTCCTTATCAGCTTCTACAGCATTCTCTCCCTCAAGCTTACGCCACTCTCTGGTCATATCTTGTGGAACTATTTGGCATACCTTTTGACTTAACCAGTCTTCTCTATATCTAACACTTAAAGCTACATGATCAAAATTAGCTCCTGAATGATTCCAAGTGTTAAAAGAGGCTTTATCTTTAGCACCTCCTAAACCTGTTGCAAGGTTTGATAGGCCATCAAATATCGTTTGCTGTTTTAAAGTAGCTTCAGATACTAGTACCTCTGATTTAGTGTTTCCTTCCATAATTTATTCCTGTTTATAGATAATTATTATCTACCAACATAATAGGTACTCTTAGGCTAGCTCTTCCAGAGGATGTTTCTGACGATGCACTAAAGTAGGCATCTGTCTTTTCTGGTATAGAGGTGTTTTGAAAGTTTACCTCTACTGTATTTTGATACACACTCAGTACATTAGTGTAGTGCATCACCACTAGCTACTTTTACCCACGTTTCTGTTATTTCCATATGTAGTACCTTATAGAGATTTAATCTTCACATAGAAAGATCTGTCATCTATGTCCCTTAAGTTAGTCTTAGTCCTGTTAGTAACTCTATACCTACAATGTGGTGTACCATCAGTTAAGCCAACCTCAGTAACATTCTCTAGGAAGGTAATAACATCAACGGTGAGTCCATCAACAGTCTCACCAACTAGCACAGGAATGTCATTTATAAGCCACTCATTAACTAGGAACACCTCACCATCAGCTAGGTTGTACGTAAAGCCATACAGAGCCTTGATAGAGTTAGGATCTTTAGGGCCTACTGTTGGTATGTTCTCACCATCATGCTCAATCATTTACACGCTCGAAGAACTTAGAGTAACAGTTACGT